GGGTGGTGTCGTTGAACGCTTGGCCGGGGACGGGGCCCGTCCTCGAGCCGTCGGCGTCGAATCCGGGGGCGGCCTCGACGGCGTCGATGACCGATGACAGCAGGTCGTCGAGCCCGGCGACCTGGGCGTGGACCGCGCCGTCGTAGACAACGACGACCTGGAACCGGGCCAGGGTGACCCGGGTCGCGGCGCCGAGGGTGGCGGGGTCGGTGTCGACATCGCCGATCCACACTTTCGGGGCGGCGACCCGCGCCCCCGCGGGCGGGGGGTACGGATCGACTCGCCCTGGCAACACCGGCGCGAGCGCCGAGTGCAGGCTGGCCCGGGCGGCGGCGAGGCGGGACACCATCAGGAAACACCCCAGCGGGCCTTGTGTGGCCCTACGAGCGCCGCGACGGTCTGTCCGCCCACCAGGGCGTCACGGGACGGTCTGGCGCCGCCCATCGCCATCCACGGGTCGACGTCGACGTTCTGGTTGCGGTACAGGGCGACGACTTCGAGTTCGAGCGCGGTCTGCGTCCATGGCGGCGCCGGCGGACCGGTCACCGCGACGGTGCCGTCCAACTTGGCGTCGATGTTCCCGGCCGCGACCGGCACCAGCGCGGCGAGGCGGTCCTCGTCGATGTCGCCGCCGGACAGACGCAGGATGGTGTTGACCGCGGCGAGCGTGGCCGCCGGGTCATACCAGACACCTGTCGCCGGTGGGGCGATGTCAGTCATCGTCTCCCACGATCGACACCCGCGCCTTGCCCGCGGCCTCGGCCTCGAGGACCCGGTCGGCGTCGTCGGGGTGTGCGTCGAGGTAGTCGTTGACCTCGGCGACGGTGTGCGCCGACGGGTCGAACGTCTCACCCTCTGGATCGGCGTCGGCGCCGGTCCAGATCGGCTCGAGCCCGACGGATTCGCGGTTCGGATCGTCGAAACTCATGGCGTCTTCGTGACCTTGACGACGCCCGCCGGCTCGATCACGACACAGTCGAAGTCGCCGGCGTAACCAACCTGGACACCCCACACGGACGGCTCGACGACCTGGAGGTTGCCGTACTTGTACTCGAACGCCTTGGCGGCGGCGGTCGAGTAGACGACGATCTGTCCGGTGTCGAGTCCGGCCGACATGATCACGGAGAGTCCGGCGATCGAACCTTGGTCGCCCTGACCCAACGGGAGCGAGAACCCGGACGAGAACGCGTTCGTCGGGTTGACGGGAGGGAAGATCGGGCCGATGAGCCCGAGCATGTCGGGCGACACGGCGACAACCGTCCGCCCCTGCCCCTTGGTGGCGGCGAACACTTGCCCGGCAGCGGCCCAGATCGCTTGCGACACCGCGAGTGCGGTCGCCGGTCCGGTCGGGATGATCGGCCCGGCCGTGGCCGCGGCCCAGAGGACGTCGGCCGCTTCCTCCTCGGTCTCGATGGCGTACTGCTCGGCGAGGTCGTTGATGACCATGTCGAGGATCGCCGGCGAAGACCGGTTGATGTCCTGCTTCGAGATGTTGACGTAGCCGCCGAACGTGTCGGCGCCGAGCGGCGTCTTCGTGACGGTCATCTTGCGCGAGGCGAGCTCGGTCTTCTCACCGGCCTGCTTGGCGACCGACGTGTGCTGGGTGACCCGGGCGTACGCCCAGGCGCCCGAGCCGAGGTCGGTCGGGCCGAGTGTGGCGCACAACGGGCGGGCCACCTCGATGAAGTTGACGAGCGGCGACACGATCGACTCCGGGAGCAGACCGGGGTTGTCGGCGGTCGTCTGATGGGCGGCGACCCGGTGGAACGTTTCCTGGCGGCGGATGGCGTCGGTGTCACCGAGCTGGGCGAGGTACAGGTCGACGACGTACGCGCCGGCCGAGCGGTACTCGACGTTCGCCTGCGGGCTGCGGGCCTGCTGGTACATGTCGACGAGTTGGGCGGTGCGCTGCCGCGACTCGACAGCGATCCGGGCACCGTCGCGGAGTGGTTCCATCTGGCGGACGATGTCCTGCATCCGGTCACGGGCCCGGGTGAACAGATCCATCTCCTCGCTGGACAGGTCACGGCCGGACGACTCGGCGGCCTCGACGAGACCGTTGGCGAACGTTTGGCGCTCCTCGAGCTCCGACTGGAACCGGGCGAGCATGGCGTCAGTCGCAGACACGGCGACCTCCTCGAATTCGAAACGATGGGGTGGGTTTCGAAGTCCGGTGGCACGCCAGCACGTCGACGGCACCGTTGGTGCTCGCCCCGTGGGCCTCCTCGACTACGGGGCGGATTGTAAGTCGATGCCGGCCCGTAGAGCAAGCATCTCCAAGCGGATGCGGTCCAGGTTCGGCGTCGCCACACGCGGCGGACGGTCGTCGGCGGTGCGGACGGCGAGCACCTTCGCACCCTTGTACGCGGGGTCACCGGTGAGCGCGATGTGGACCAGCTGGGCGCGGGTCACCTTCACCGCGGACCGGTCATGGTTCCAGTCTTCGGTGAGCGGTCGGAACCCGATCGACGGTGACAGCAGCCCGTCGGCGGCGAGCTCGAGCACGTCGTCACCCGACGCCGTGCGCGAGATCCGCAGTTCGGCCCGCAACCCGCGGGGGTCGTTGGGGTGGAACGCGGAGACCCGGCCGAGCGGTGCTTCGAGGTCATGAGCCCGGTTCACGGTGACATCCCCGTGGACCCCGGTGAACGCGTCCGGGTCGACCGATTCGGACACCCAGCGGCCGCGGCGCAGCACATCGGTCGGCTCGTTGTACGGGACGGCGATCAGGTCGATGATCCGTTGGGCGTGGCGCACCTCGAGCGTGGCGGCGGTGCGGTACTCGACCGGGGCGTCGTTCACAGCGTGACTCCTGACGGCACATTGCCGGTGACGATGATGCGTTCGATCTGGGCGACCTGGTCGGCGGTGACAACCCCGATCCGAGTCAGGATCTCCCATGTCTGCGCCCGTTCGTGGGGGCCGGGTTGGACGTAGGCGTCGCGGTTCACCTCGACGGTGGTCCCACGCGGGACGAGCCGCCCGGACAGGTCGGCCATCAGGCGGTCGGCCATCGGGCGGAGCCCTGCCTGCCAGTGTTGGTCCCGCAGCATGACCGCCGTGTTGTAGGTCAGCGAGTCCTGTCCGGACGGGAGTCCGACGAGGGGCGGAGGAACGCCGAGCAGGACGGCGATACGGGCCTCGTTCCACCCCGACAGTTCGACGAGGGCCATGTCCGAGGGGTTGAACTGCAACGTCTTGAAATCGACGCCGCCGGACAGCACCGCGGGGAGCCCGATCGACGACATGCGGGCCTGGACCCATTGGGATTGCAGGTCGGCGGACTGGTTCGCGGTGAGCTCGTCGGGATGGGTCAGCACGGCGTTCGGGACGCCGCCAGAGGAGGCGAACTGTTGGGCGTAACGGGCGAGGGCCTGGGCGGCGACCAGGCGGGGGGCTCCGGCCTCGAGCGGTCCGTGGCCGTGGGCGTCACCGATCGGCCCCTGGTACTTGATCTGGATCAGGTCGCCGGTGACGTCAATCCCGCCGAGGTCGTAGCGGGGTATGACGCCGTTCATCTCGACGTTGACGAGATGAGGCGGCACGACATGGAACCGGGCCGGATAGTCGGTCGAGTAGCGGGCGGTGATGTAGACGAACACTTCGCCGGCGGCCTGGTAATCCCACATCAGCTGTTTGGCGAACTCGTTCCATGACCCGTACAGGTCGGGGTCCGGGTTCGTTAACCAGTCGGCGGCCAGGTTCGGGGACGCCCCGACGAGGTACGGGGGCATCGAACTGAAGATGCTGGCGTTCTTGTCGAGGCAGGCCCACGCGGTGTCGGTCAGGTTCTGGACTTGCCCGAACACGGGGGTTGCCCATTCGGCCGGCCAACCCGACCACGGCGACGCGTGCAGCAGGCTGCGGGGCCACCGGGTACCCGCGCCCTCATCGACGAGCTCGAGCCCGTTGGGGTCGCCGGGCCGGTAATCGGGTTTCCCGACGCTCGCCGGTGGAACACCGGCCGGATTCTGGTTCGGGGTGTCGGAATCGTCGATCGGGCGCAGCGAGCGTTCCTCGACGTGATCCACGGCGCACATCGTTCCACGTGCCTATTGCATTTGCAATGATCTGGTGCTATTGGCCGGCGTGGATCGCTGGTTTGTGCGCTGGGCGGGAATCGACGAGCCACACCGCCAACGACGCCGCGATGATCGGGGTGACGTCCCCGGCCCGGTCCCGGTCGAACACCCAGCGGTCCCCACGTTTACGGCGGGCCAACACCGCCACGGCGTTCAGGAACCGGTCGTCGCCCATGTGCCCGATCCGGGCGGCGTTCACGGCGTCCACGAACCAGCCGGCGCCGTCAGGGATGTCACGAGCCCCGATCTTCGCGATCCGGGCCCCGGCCCGTTTCAACATGGGGACCAGCGGCGCCGCCGGCCCGTACGGGTCGATCGCAACCCGGGCCCCGTGGCCGACGGCCAGGTTCGTGACGTAATCGACGACCCAGTCGGTGCCGGGCCGCTGCTCGAGCAACTCGACCGCGACGCGGTCCCCCATCAACCGGGCCGCGACCACCGACGTCGAAGCACGATCGTCGGTGCATTCGACGGCGATCACCGCCCCAGGTCCGGCGGTCAGGTCCAACCGTGGGAGCCGATCCCACACGTCGGGGGAGATCACCTGGCGGACCGTCGACATCACGGTGCGACACAGGTACTCGCGGGCGAACGCGTCGGTGCCCAACGTCTCCGCGGCCATCTCCAACATGTCCCGGGAAATCCCGTCGGGCTGCTCGTAGGTGGGGATGACCCGCGCCCATGTCGCCGGGTCCAACGGGTCGTCGTCCTCGCTACACGAGTACTCGAGCCACATGCGGCGCCGGTCCCCCTCGAGCACCGCCCGCCGGCCGAGCTCGCGCTGCAAGTTGAGCAATTCCGCTGTCTCGTCGCCGGCGTTCGAGATGACCACGAGCTGCGCCCCGAACGAGCTGCGGGCCCCGTCGCGTTGCGCCATCGTCGGTTGCAACGCGTCGAGCAGCCACGCCTCATGCGTCAGGGCCTCGTCGATGATCGCCAGATCGATCGACTTGCCGCGGGCCCCATCCTTCGACGGGGTCACGATCTCGTACTGCGACCCGTTGTCCATCCGGAGACATTCAGACCCGTGCGTCATCGTCGGTTTCCCGTTGCGGACATGCTTGGCGTACGGCGACGACATGATCAGATCAACGTGGGCCTGCCACTGGTACAGGGCCGACTGGCGGTCCTGCGCGGTGAACACGACATGTTGCGGGCCGATCTCGTGGCCGACCAGCAGCCGCACCTCCGGCAACGACGGTGCCATCAGCCGCAACGTCACATCGCCACCCGCCGCCGCGGTCTTCCCACCCTGACGGCCGACCATCGTGCCCGCGACCCGGGCCATCAACCGGCGCCCGTTGTCGCACGGCTCCAGCTCGTACATCACGTCGGCCCGGTGCTGCTGCCACACATGCGGCTCGAACCCCAGGTTGCCCATCACATCAGCCCAGGCGTCGCCGAGCGTCGCCCGCGCCGACCGTGGCGTCCCAATCCGCGGACCCGCCGGAATCACCGACGCCGCCTAGCCGGCTTGGGCTTGATCCCCAGGATTCGGTTCCGTTGACGCACCTTCACCGCCGCCCGCCAACCCCCGCGCCGGATGTTGCAGCGCAGGTGCGCCGGGCGCAACACACAGACACACCCCCGCGGATCATGCCGATGCTCAGACAGGGCCGGGACGTGGTCGGCCGAGTCCGCGCCGGGCAGGCCGCAGATGTGACACCGCGGGTTCCCAGCCAGCAGGCGGGCCCGCGCCGCCTGATAGTGCCGGTCGTAGTTAGACCCGGTGCGAGGCATCCAGGTACTCCGCCATCCGGCCATGGCCGACCGTTCGCGCCAGGTGTTCGTACCCGGCGACGTCACGGTTGCACCGATGACAGATGATCCCCCGAACACACCGGCCACAAGATGGGGTCGACTCCGATGCCGGGCCACAGCACTCGTGATCGTGGTCCACCACCTTGGCCACTCGACCTGACTCCGTCCGGGCAAACCGATTCCCGCACAACTCGCACTCCGTCGCCTTGATCAACCGCACGGCCATATCAGGCGACAAGCTATGCGCACGAACCGTCTTCATAAACAGTTTCCGACAGACCGCACAAACCCGGCGGCACAGGTCATGGGTCTCTAACCGCACATTGCGGTCGAGAACAGACTGGTACCAAACAAAGTCACGGCAGCATGTCTCGCAAACCGCGGGCGTCCCAATCGTCCGACGCTCCTCCACCGATCTCGGAGCCAGGTTTGTTGCCGTGGTGTGCTCCTCGCAGTACTGGGCCGCCTGAACCCGGCGCCGAGGATTAGTGCAACCCGGCCGACGACACAAATCGTGGACAACGCAATACCCCGCCCCAACAATCCGAGGCGAAACACACCCAACAAACCGACAAACCCCGGATTTGTTCAAAGCCTTAGCCGATTTGCAACGAACGCACCTACAACCGAACGAATACCCCGACGACGCCGCATGACCCGGGTAAAGGCACCCGGGCGGAACAATCTCCACCGGCCCGTCAAACAATGTCGGCTGAACAATTGAATCAAACATAGCGACCTTATATATTAATTCGATTAATCAAAGGGGGGGAG